GTCTTTAGCCGGAGTGTCAAGTGGGACAATTATAGTGCCAACAAACTTTTATGGTAAGTCTTCTTTTGGTGGTTTTAATCAAGTAACAAATACATCGAATGCTTCTCAAAAAGCACTTTATGATGTTGTATTAAATCCTTCCTCAGGAAGACTGGTATCGGTTGGATACGGATATGGGGGAGCACTTTTTAGCTTAGGGGGGACAACAGCATATTCAAATGACAATGGAGTTAATTGGACGGTTAATATATGGAGCACAAATGCCTTTCCTAGCGCCAATAATCCATATGTAATGAGAGCTTATGTGGCTTTTAATCCAAATAACGAAAGATATGTATTGGCTACAGTTGGTAACCCAGCCACGGTTTTTACTGGATATTCTGATGATGGAATTAATTGGTCTAGTCCTGTACAAATACTTGGCGGAGGCACTGTGCCGCAAGGAGCTTTTGACATTAATTGTGTATTTTATTCACCCACTTTTAACAAGTGGTTTATTCCTGCGTCTAATACTTCTGGGACACCTACTGGGTATTATGGATATTCAACGTCTTCAGACGGAGCTAATTGGACAAATATAACTACTGTACCTAGTTGGGTAACTAACACATTTTTCGTTTATGGTATGATAGAAACTGCCGCGGGCTCTATTCTTGCATATGGACGTAACGCGGGAATTTCTATTTCTACGGACGGGACTACTTGGTCGACCCCCGTAAACCTTTTTGGTACTGCTGTTACACTGTATTCAATGGTTAAATTGTCAAATGGAAATTTAGTTGCTGTTGGCATGCAAACTACAAGTGGTGTTACAAGAATTTTTACAACAATTTCTACAAACAATGGTTTAACTTGGTCTGCTAAAAATTATAATTCTTTTGTGTCTAGCTCTTCAGGAGTTAACCAAGACATTTTACCTTCGGGTTCTCCCCGCTCGTTGTCATATAACTCGACAACTGGACAAATAGTACTGTTAACTTATAAAAGTAGTGGTTCCCCAAATTATCTTTATTCTCCACATTATAGCATTTCTATAAACGGAGGAACCACATTTAGTGCCACAGTGCCAATCCCATCCGCTCAACAAAATTGCTTGTTATACGGTATTAGTACCACTTCATCTAATAAATTTGCCGCAGTTGGTTTCGGTTCAGTTTTATATTCTGAAGCCCCTAACTCAATGTCAACTTATAGTTTATAAATAAATAATATTATGGACTTTCAATCATTAATGAACTTTATCCTACCTACAACCTGCGCCGTGCTAGGTTGGTTTTGTAAAGAGCTTTGGTCGGTTTATGGCACTTAACACATCAGGCCCAATCTCTTTAGGTGGAACAACCACAGGCCAATCTATTGCTGTAGAATTGGGTGGGGCGGGTACGTCTCAAATTAGTTTAAATGACACAAATGTTAGGTCTTTAGCCGGAGTGTCAAGTGGGACAATTATAGTGCCAACAAACTTTTATGGTAAGTCTTCTTTTAATGGTTTTACGGCAGCGACGGCGTATACAACCTCGGCTTCAGCAGCCGCAAGTTTGGTATATAATACTTCGGCTGGAAGATTTGTATCAATGGGAAGTAATGCTGCGTCATATTCCACGGATGGCATAAATTGGACTACGTCCGCTACAGGATTTAGTCCCGTTTTACAAAATACTTTTGCATTAGAGGTTAATGAATCCGCCGGAAGATATGTAGTATTATCAAGTCAAGGGGGTTTTCAAAAAGTATTTACATATTCTGATAACGGGGGAGTTAGTTGGTCTGCGCTTAGTAACATGCCAATTCCTAGCGGAGCAAACCAAATTGATACTTTTGGTGGTTTAGTTTATTCTGTTCCTTTAAATCTTTGGGTTAGTCTAGCATTTGGTAATACAATAGGAGGTTATGCTTCAATACTATTTTATTCTTCTAATGGAACTAGCTGGACCTCAAGTGTTCCTGCTAGTTTAAATCCCTCACAAACCTCTATTTTTGCCCCTTACGGTATGTGTGTTAGATCGTCTGGTGCAATTTTAGCTTGTGGAAGTTCCCTAAACTCTAGCACTGGCACCGGTGTAATGAAATATACAAGTTCTACAGATGGAATTAATTGGGCCACACCTATAACCCCTACTATTACTGGATTGACTGCATCCTCCACTTTATTTTCTGCTATAAAAGAACTTTCAAATGGAAATTGGTTAATTGGAGGAAACACATTCAATCCAACTCGCAAAGCCTTTTTTGCAAGTTCTTCTAACAACGGAACTTCTTGGGGCAATCTTACTACTTTTCCAAATTATTACACGCTTCCAATAGGGTATGATGGTTCAGTTGCGGTTGATCCAGCGTCAGGCAGAATTGTAGCAATGCTGTACTTTTTTGATACAGTAACCAGTTCGTATTCTCCATATTATACAACATCCACTAATAATGGAGTTACGTGGAGTGCCCCCACAGCAATTACTGAAACAACAACTAAAACAACTTTACAAAGTGTTTGTGTTAATAGTACCGGAAGATTTGTAGCATTAGGTGGTAGTCAAAATTTCGCAAATTCAACTTATTCAGCTTATAGTATTTAATCCTATGGACTTTCAATCATTAATGAACTTTATCCTACCGACAACCTGCGCCGTATTGGGCTGGTTTTGTAGGGAGCTTTGGTCGGCCGTTCAGGACCTTAAAGAGGACCTAGCCAAGTTGCGCGAAGAGTTACCATCAAACTATGTCTCCAAGGGCGACTTTAGCGATCGTTGGAATGAGGTCCTAAAAGCACTTCACCGAATTGAAAACAAACTAGACAACAAGGCAGATAAATGAGCTGGCTATCTCAAATAGCCCCCACCCTCGCTACTTGCTTAGGCGGTCCTTTAGCGGGCCTAGCCGTAACAGCACTATCAAAGGTCTTTGGGGTTGATTCCGATAAAGTAAAAGATATGATAGACAGCGGCAAATTGTCTGCTGAACAAATAGCCGCAGTAAAACTAGAAGAAATAAAATTCAAAGAACAGACCCAGGCGCTAGGGTTAAACTTTGAAGAGTTAGCAGTGGCAGATAGAAAGTCTGCCAGAGACATGCAAATTTCAACCAAATCAAGCGTTCCGGCCATTCTTTCTTACGCCATAACAATTGGATTTTTTGGAATACTATTCGCCATTATGGGCGGATATGCAAATGAAAATAACCAGCCACTACTGATTATGCTAGGCTCCCTTGGGACGGCCTGGGTATCGGTAGTTGCATTTTGGTTTGGCTCTACAAACGGCAGTCAAAATAAAGACCAAATGCTCTATAATTCAACCCCAATGAAATAATCTTTCAATTTGCGTATTAGTATTATGCAAACAAAAAGGAGTAAACATGAAGAAGTTGTTTATAACATTATGGTTTATAACCATGATAGCCCTATTACACGTAACAAATCGTTATACCCACATTGAGGAAGACTTTATGGCAATAGCCCAATCTACTTTAGATATGATTACTCAAGAGGAAGGTTTTAGGACCAAGGCCTACCCGGACTCCAAGGGACTGCTTACGATTGGTGTGGGGCACCTTATTAAACAAAACGAGCCACATTTAAAGTCCGTTGAGCTAACCCACGAACAGGTCATGGAGCTCCTTAGAAGCGATTTAAAGTGGTGTAGCGAGGCCGTAGAGACCTCGGTGAAGGTACCCCTTACCCAGAAGCAATTTGACGCCTTGTACAGCCTCTGCTTTAATATTGGCGAAACCAACTTTAAAAAGTCTACCGTAGTACGTAGGCTAAATAATGGTGACTACAAAGGGGCGGCCGATGCCATCCTAATGTGGAACAAACCAGCTGTTTTAGAAAAGCGCAGACAACGAGAAAGAACCCTGTTTCTAGCAGATATATAGGGCGTTTTTAACCCATTTAACGTATTAGTAGATATAAGGGCCCGATCACCCTTACCTTTAACCTCGAGGAAATACCATGGAAGGCTTTAAAAAATCACCCAAAGTGCAGTGCTTCAAAGAAGGCGGATCTGTACAAAAAGAAGTAAATTTTAAAAAACGTGACCGTAAAAATGTAGAGCCAAATGATTTAGCGCAAGACAAGGCCATCGTTAAAAAGGCTTTTTCCCAGCATGACAAGGCCAAACATGGCGGCTCCGAGGCTACCGAGATTAAGCTCAAAAAAGGTGGTCGTGCTAAGAAAGAATGTGGCACCGTAAAAAAATACAAGACTGGCGGCGCAGTAGAAAACGCCTATGGCGCTAAGAAGACCGATAAAGACATTAAAGACATTGCCAACTCTAAACGCCAAAAACCGGCGTTGTTGTGTGGTGGCAAGTCTGTTCGTAAGATGGCCGATGGTGGTATATTACAAACCGCAGGCGATGCAATTAGTCAAGGCGCCACTACACTAAAAAATAACATCATGGGAACCCCAGCACAAAATGCCGCCGCACAAGGCCGTTTGGATGAAATTGCCCGTAAAAAAGCCGCACAAAAAGCCGCCCTATTAAGCGGTGTAAGCATGCCGGGGGCTCTACAACAGGGTGCATTAGCTGGTGGTATGGACCAAGGACAACGCCCCGGTAGCGGACTAGCTGGTGGTTTGGGCTCGGTGGTACCA